ACCACCTAATAGTGTAGGTATGAGATTCTTTAACGTATGGGCAGAGGAGGGTAGTAGAGATGATATGCTTTACAGAATGCTTCAAGATAACACTGCACAATATATTACACGACATCGGAGAGATTGGATTCACGTTAACGATATCGCAACAGCAATAAGTTGTTTGCTACCTGATAATTTTCGAGGCGTACTAGATATAGGCACAGGTAAAAATCATTCTGTTTTAGAATTGGCTATGAAGATGGGTAGAAGTGATCTTCCGATACTAGATCACACTCCAAATGAACCAGACAGTTTGTGTGCAGATATAACAACATTAAGATCATTGGGTTGGTATCCTACTATAGACATTCTTGATTAATATGGATAAAAACAAATCAGCATACAAACTAAAAGGTATACCACCAATCTACTGTATTAATTTGGATGGTGAACCTGAGAGATGGTTTTATATGGAAACTCAATTCAAGTATTGGGAAATAAAAAACTATACTCGTATATCTGCATACGATGGTCGTGAGGACGATTTAAGTGATATATTAAAAGGAAAGTATCCAGATAATATGACATCGGGTGAGGTTGGTTGTGTAACCTCTCACTTAAAAGCAATGAAGGAGTTTCTAAAAACAGATGAACCCTATGCTTTCATAATCGAAGATGATTGTGATTTCAATCCTGTAAGGCATTGGAACTTTTCTTGGAGAGATATTATGTCCAAGATACCATATGACTTTGATGTATTTCAAACTGCAATCATAAATCCTGGCCAATTGTTTATCAAGATGCATAAGAGATTTGTAAATGATTTTTCAACAGCATCATATGTTATTACTCGTCATCACGCAGAAAAACTCGTGAGATTACATTGTCGTGGTGATAAGTACAAACTTGATCAGGGAGCAAAACCAAGAGCAGTGGCAGATGATTTGATATACAATTCTGGAAATACATATGCAATGCCATTACTTCTTTACAAAATAGAAATGGGTTCATCAATACACGGTGATCACGTTGAGGTATTTCATCGTAGTAGTCATAGTGGTCTTACTAATTTTTGGGAGAATGATTCAAATAAAATTGGGAATTGGGATGAAATATTTGATTATGATCCATATCTAGGAAGACTCCCACCCGAAAACAAATAGTTTGATTTCGTAACACTTGACAAAAATATAAAGAAAGTGTATAATAAATACTGTTACATAGAACGAAGGCCCGAAAGATCGTCCCCTGCGTAGAATGTAAAATTCTAGTCGAAAGAATTTCCATCCGCAGGTTTTTTAATGCTTGCGAGATAATATAAAAACAAAAATGTCTATTAAGTCTACAATCGCAGCAGCTGCTGCCTCTCCATTCCTATTCGCAGGTGCTGCATTTGCAGGCCCATACGTCAATTTGGAAGCAACTGGTTCATACCCTGATGGAGCATATTCATCTGGTGGTCTTGAAGCACAAGTTGGTTATCAAGGATCAACAGAGAAAGGCCTTGGTTGGTATGTATCTGGTGGCCCTAAAGTAACTCACACAGAAACAACTGATGAGTTCGGTGATGTTGAACTAGCTGGTTATGTTGGTGCAACTTATGATAAGTTCTATGGAGAAATCTATGGTGCAACTAACGAAGATGACGTTGATTGGTCTGCTAAGGCTGGTGTGAGATTTTCTTTCTAAATAAACACTGAGACCTTTCGTGCGTCTCTACAGTCGGAACACCCTAAGAGACCCTTGACGGGTCTCTTTTTTTATGCTATCTTATAAAAGTACATATACACATATTATTATGGCAAGACCAATAGCAAGAGTCACAGACAAATTTGATGTCGTAACATTTTTAGCAGATCAATATCTGTTAGAAGCAGTGACTAGTATTGATAGAAGATTAGGAGAAGGATATGCAAGAAAAAATCCAGATCTAGTAGCAACAATAGTGAAAGTAATGCAAGATTGTTCTTTTGTAAATAAAGGAATAATTGCTGAATTAAACGATTAATATAAATATCTTTAGTTCGAGATGGATCAGACCTTTGCATTGCAGAGGTCTTTTTTTGTGCTATACTGTCCTTATGAAAAAAATATTAGAAGTCATTACTCATCCCGTTACCTATTCTAACTTACTGATTGTAGGTACACTCTTAATGATAGAATTCTTCCATACACAGGCACATTATAAAATGGAGGTAGACGTTCATGGTTATTGTCTTCAATATAATGATAAAAACCCAAATGCATTTGTTGAGGAGGATTGGTAAATGGGTATGATAATAATTTACGCAGTAGTATTTGTTTTAATTATACTTCTTG